TGTTTTGTTGCCCTGCTTGTAGCCTGTCTTGTCAAGCACTTTCGCACTTATCTTGCTCTGTTTCTTTGGTCTCAGGAAGCCTGCAATATGGTCATAAGTATGCTTGACCTTAGTGCAGGCTTTTCCGCTCCAGTTTTGGTCATACGAATAAAAATAACTCGTGTTGCCCTCACCGGTGCAGATTGCTATGTGACCCCAGCCGCCATTCAACGTGCCTGACCATATCGCTACATCACCCTTTTTCGGCACGAAACTTGGCGTGTTCTTTACCTTTGTGAAATTTGCTTTCAGCCAAGTGTTCTTGTCGAATAAATCCCAAAAGTGATGTGCGTCATACCAGAAATTCTTGATACCTGAGCCGAAGACCTCGTTGAAATATGCCGTTGCAAGGTCTACACATTGTTTGCCTGCTGCGCCGTCATAGTTAACAGCTACACCATTGTGCTTCTTGATAAACTCATCATATGTCATTTTCTATTCCTCACTTTCGTTTGTATCCACTTTGCTTTCAACTGTGATTTTCAGTTTGTGTACGATTTTCACCAAGAATGACGGCAATGGTATACCTATCACCGCAAGATTTTCAAGAATGGAAATACATTCGTTGATGATAAACCATATCGTCACGATCAGGCCGAAGTAAAAGCTGACGTTTACCTCAATGCCTATCTGTGAAAGTCCTGAGATAAAGAGCCAATCAAGCACGCCTGACACCGCCACTACAAATATGTAGCCGACCTTTTTGAAAAGCCCTTTAAGACCGACACGGCTTGACAACTCGCCCCTGTTCCATGCTTTCCACATACCTGTAATGTAGTCAATAATCATCACAAGTACCAGAATGACTATAGGTATCGCCATGACACGGAAATACGCTGACAGCCCTGCGGCTATTGCTGAAATGATGATTTTTGCTGTGTTTTCTTTCATTGCTGTTCCTCGCTTTCGTATGTTTGTCCCGTGATTTCCTCGTACTGCTCAGGGGTTATCTTGCCCCTGTCTGCAAAGTCTTTGACCTGTTCAGCGGTGTACAGTCCTAAATCGTACAACCTCTTGACTTTCCTATACATTGTCGTCACTCTCCTCAATCAGCGTGTCGGTCATCAGTGCAGTATATAGCACCTGTGCTTCCAACTCATCGACCTTTGTAGCCTTCTTTGGTTGGAAGTCTTCTTGGGATAATCCTAACTTCTCAACCATCTTTTTCTGCAACTCTGTCATGTTGCACCTCCCACTTCACTCAGTTTCACAACATACTCTTCCTCACTTGGTACCGGTATTCTGTAATTGTCATTACCACCCTTGAACGTGATTGAACCGCCTGCCTCTACCTCTATATTTCTCAGGAAGTCATCTGGTATTAATGATGATATATCTGTTACTATAGGTTCTGCCAGCTCGTAATACAGGATTACGCCTGACATTGCCTGCTTAAAGGCATCAACATCGGTATATGACATATCGTTGATATAGACATACCCATCAGCGTTTGCATCGGCTGATATGCCTGTTACATCGGTTTTACCCCAAACCTCGTTTTGCGTTTTTGTTAAATATTTTGAACACAGGAAATTTGGCAAAATGGTGTAATTCTTTGTCAGCTTCTGCCCTTTAACCTGCGACGTTTGAAAACTTACTCTTTCACCGTCGCCTGCAACCCATTGTACTGTTCCTAAATCAACGCTGCCAACACATTGAACATATTTTTTATTCTCATAATCAACATAGTTCTTAGCCGTTCCTGCCGACCAGCCGTAGCCAGGTAGAGCTTTGATTGCTTCGGGGATAGGGCAGGCGGTATCACCCACAGCGACCTCTGTCACCCCAGCGCTGACAATCTCCCCAGCATTATACGGATAATAATCAGCAGGGAATATTTTCTCAAATTCTTCTACGCTTACAGGCTCGTTGCCTGAACCGAACATGGTGGTTAAATCGAAAATCTCATGATTACTGAATGGCGATGTATCTAATTTCTGGCTACCATCAGAATCAGTCACCATGCGAAATACTCCAAAATCACCGCCATTGCTATGCTCACCTAACGGGCTTGTAATCCATGATATTTTTCCACTACCAGCAGCTACGTCCTTAGTTATCTGCCTATTAGTCTCTGCCGTATATTTAGCATCTCTGAAATATAGATATACCTTTGTATTTTCTGAAACGCTATAGTCTACTCGAAGTAAGTATTTATGCGATTTAAAAATCGGTTTGCAGTTAAGTGTGCCTCCGCTAACATAGTCAAAATTTTTATACATTTGATTAAATGTGATAGACCTACCGCCCACAGACTTAATTGACATCAGCTTACCGCCTGTCGGCACTGTCTTAACGTATGCCGTTTCGCTGTCTGTTTCAAACTGGTGTGTGATACCCTGACCAATGGAATACAGTGCGTCCACACGCCTTTTCAGTTCTTTGTCCGTCAGCTTCACAGCAGAAATTTCAGCCGTGTTTTCAGCTATCTTTTCGACAGCGGTTGTGTAGTCCTCTGGCAGACTGTCAGCCACCGACTGTGCTGTCTGTGCGGCTGTTTCTGCGGCTTTGCGGTCTGTGGCGACCTTAAAGGCGTTTTCTGCCACTGTAGTTTTGTCCGCTGTCACCTGCGTTGCCATATCCTGCACCGCCTGTCTGTCTGCCACAGTGCTGTCAGTATTGGTCTTTGCGGTTTTAGCGTAGCCTGCCGTTATGTTCTTGTCGGCTTCGGTTTGCTGTGCCGATGCAGACGCTTGGGCAGCGGATATCTTGGCGGCGTTCTGTGCAGTGACCGCCTGCTGACGTGCGGTTTCTGCGCCCTGCCTTGCGGTTTCTGCCTGCGTTGCGGACGTTTCAACCGCTGTCTTTGCGGTTTCGGCTTGGCTTGCTGCCTGTTCTGCGGTGTCGGCTGATTTCTCTGCGTTTGTGGCAGATTTTTTTGCGTTTTCAGCCGCCTGCATAGCCGTGCTAGCTGCATTCTCAGCCCTTTCCACGTCAGCTTCGACCTGTTCACCGATTGCCGATATCCTATCCAGTGCGTCAGCTGCCACACTTGGTGACGGCACGGCATTATCACCGATAGCCGCACCGATTCTCAGGCGGAATATGCGTGATTTTTTAACCAGTATGTACTCCTGCCCTGACAGTTTTTTTGCACATATCTGACACGATACCGTCTGCGCTGAACGCAGTATATCAGCCGTTGGTGTCCACTGTCCGCCTGTGATATCGACCTCATACTGAACGCCATCGCCGTAGTCTATCGTTAGCACATAGCGGTCTGCACCGTCTATCTCCATGCCCTCGACCGACACGGGTCTAGCATTCGTTTCACCGACGTAGCCCAGTAGGGCTGTTGATGTCATTGCGTTGTAATTTTCGTCCAATCTGATTACCATTTCTGCGCCCCCCTTTATACGATTGCTATGTAGTCAATGCTATACGTTCCTGCAGGCACGTTGACAGTCACTGCGCCATTGCTAGGACCCATGCAGATTACTGCGAAATATGCGCCCTTGTATACCTGCACATGGGTGCAATAGTTCTGAAATGGACTAGGCGTGCCGATATCCCTCAGCGACACGCATATCTGTTTTGGCGTAAAATCCAAATTCAGCGGTATCTGCACACTTGAAGCTGCCTTTTCCAGTGTGTATTCAATCGTACCGCTTTTTATTTTATTCTGGTTTAGGTCATTTACTGCCTGTTCTGTTGCCGTTAGTGCGTCAACCAACGCCTGGCGAACATCACGACCGTAAAATGCGTTTCGGACAGTTTCGATTGCTGTCGCCAAATCAATATTATTTGCCATTTTATCCCTCCTAGTCTAGCGTGTGGTTTTTCGTCGTTACGCTGTTACACATTATATCGCCCGTCTTGCCGTAGCACTGTATTGCGGTTTTTTCATTTTCGTTATACAGATACATCGCCCTGTTATTGGTATCAACTGTAAATACTTTTTTGCCGCTGTCTGTGTACGTTGAAATATTACCACTATTTGTATCTAGTGAAAATTTCAATTCGTTATTCCAATAGCCCGACATAGCACCAGCCTGCAGGACGATATGACCGCCAATTGTGCTGTTATCAATGCGTATCTCCAGCGGACTGACTTTCAACGTCCACTCGTTGTGTGACAGCTGAATTGCACTGGTATTTTGGCTAGACGTTTGAATGTTAATGCTTCCACCTGTGATAGTCGCTGATTTTGACGACAGCTTGTTAGCGACC